AAATCATCAGTTGCCCATCTTGTCATTACAACAACGATTGAGCCTCCTGGTTGAAGACGTTGTCTTGGTCCTGATGAATACCATTCGTAAGTACGTTCCATTGCAGAATCAGACATTGAGTCTTGTTCTGTATGTGGGTCATCGATAATAAGTAAATCCGCCCCTCGTCCTGTGATCGAACCGCCTACCCCCGCTGCAAAATATTCTCCACCATGATTGGTCTCCCAACGGCCTTTAGCCTTACTATCTTCTCTAAGACTAACATCTCCGAAGATACTTTTGTAGTCTTCGGTCTCCATTAAGTTTCTAACTTTGCTACCGAACCGCGAAGCAAGTTCAGCATTGTGTGATACTTGCATCAGTTTCATCTTAGGATTTTTACCGATCATCCAAGCAGGGAACAAATAAGATGCGAACTCTGATTTGGTATGCCTTGGTGGCATATTCACAATAAGTCGTTTAGATTGTTTTGAAGCGATGTCTTGAAACTCATTTGCGATGATTTGATGGTGCCCCCATTTTTCCGGGTCCTCTGTTTGCCTATAAATAAAATCAGGCCACATGGCTTTCACAAATAATAGGAAGTCGTCCTGACACAGCTTTATATACTCAATCTGCTTCTTGAGTATTAAGGTTCTTAACTCATCGTCTGTTAACTGATCTAAATTCATTTTCTAAGTTTTTTGATTTTGTGGGTCCCCGTTTCAATCCAGTCTAACATAATATCAATTATATATAATAATAAATACCAAACAGTAACAAAAAACATAAGTATACCCATCATAATACTAAATAAAATATTACTTATTGATTTCATATTTTTATATTTAAATCATTGTAGTTTGTTGCATCACCTAATCTACCATTTACAAAAAAACTTGTACCAACCATGATCCTTTCATCTTCTTCACATATTGGTGTTTGATGTCTTAAATGACCTGGAAATATAATAACATCCCCTGCAGAAATATCTATTTTCCAAGAAGAAGAATTGAATGAATTGTATCTTTTTATCTTATATTCAAAGTGAAAGTTTTCATTTAATTTTGATCTTTCTAAAAAAAATAGTAATGAAGTCTTTTCTACTTTTGCATAATATACAGCGCTAAAAATTGCATTTGCGTGTTGGTGACAAGGATGATGATCTCCTCTTTTCTGTAAAGTTGACCAACTATTACAAATATAAAATGAATTATCTATCTCAAGAATATTATTTTTAAAATCTTCAAAATTATTTAAAATTATTTTTTCTATACCTTTAAGTTTTTTGTTTTTAAACACTTGGCTCCCGTTGGAAAGTGTTAAATTATTTTTATTGTGGTTAATGGTATTTATTTTTCTTAAATATTTTAATTCTTCTTCATTAGCGATTCTATTATTATTACAAATATATATAGGATTTCCACCAAAAGAAATAATATGTTTATTCATACCGTTTGAGCATACACTATTTCTATTCGACTTGCTATAAACTCTCTGTCAGTAGAAGTACCTTCTACTGAAACGTGGCAAATTTTTGCGAAAAGCAGGATCGTGGTCGTTGGTTTTACTGAGCCTTCTATATAGATACACCGATAGCCCTTACGGGCTACCGATACAGACGTTATTGGAACTTTTTAAGTGCTTAGTTTAGTAATTAAATAACTAAACTTATTAACGATCTTTTGTTTAAAGTCATCTATTAAAGGGTTGCCAGTATTCTCAATAATTAACTTCTCTACTTCGCCCTCTAACATTTTATACATAACTTCATAATTTAACTTACTAATTGCGTCAGGGTCTAACTTAGTATTCTTAGTAAGTTGAGCATTAGCCGATTGCTCGGCTAATACTTTTGATATGTTCATTGGCACATTAGGCATTATTGTCGCCTATTGCTTTGTACTCCGAATATTCAATGTCAGTACAGAACTGATTGAATAAATCGTTGTGTTTGATTTTGAAGTTAGCAGTTTCAAACTTTTTTCTTTTACGTCTGATTTTCTGAACTCCATAACTGTTTCCATTTTCGTCTTGAACAATAACTAGGTTTTGTTTTGTTCTCTCAAACACATCAACCAAGTTTTGTTTCATCTTATCTAACTCTTTATTAAGACGATTAGATTGCAGTTTAGTTAAGGCATAAGCTAAGATGATTTTTTTCTCATCTGCTTTTAGCCGTCTTACTGTATTACTCATCATTGTCCTTTTGTTTGTTGTTAGTAATACTCTGTCTTATCATATCCCACATTGAATACAAGAATAATTTGTGTCCATTTTGGGTTGTGTTCATAATGGGTCGTCCACAGACAAAACTAGAACAAATTAAAAACATTACCTAAACTTATTACTTCCATTAGTAATAGTATGTAGATAATTATTGCTGGTGAAAACCAAATTAGAAATCCCATCAGCTACCCCCTATCCTTTTTAAATAACGACATTACCCAACCGACAATACCCAACACGAGAAGTATCGTGAAAGGTATGTGGGTAAGGATAAACAAAATTATAAAATCTACCATGAACAAGTATAAACGACAGTCTTTCCGTCCTTGATTGCCTCTTTACAGAACTTCAAGAACTTCAAGTCTTGTGATTTATATTCCTTGACAGCTTCCTCTTGAAATTGCTGACCCCAAAAGAAACCATCTGCACAAAACGAGTGATGATAGTTAGATTTAACTTCCTCTTCTAAATCTTTAACGACATCATCAGTAATATAAACCTCATCACCAGCGTTAAAACCTAGATGAGACATATCCATAGGATTGAACTCTTTATCCTTTTCCTGTTCTCGTTGTTTCTTTAATTGTTCTGCGTTCTGTTCTTCAAACACTTTATTCATAAATGTTTGAAGTCTTGCGTGCTTACGCCAAACAAAAACGTCTTTTTGTTCTTCTTGGCTTTCTTTCTCATCATCTGAATAGTATTTTTTCCAATTTATCTTCCTATTACGTAGATGAGCATATTGGTCTAGTCCCATATCTTCTCCTTTGTTATCTCCCTTGTCTTATCATATCCCATATCAAAGTCAAATAAAAAAATAACCAAGAGCTTTTACCACCGAAAGCATCACGGCTGCAGCTCCTGTGTACTTTAGAATGATTCTAAACAAGTCTTTTCCTAACGAGAACGAGAGAACCCCAAGCCCGAAAGGCTTGGGGTGATGCTTGTTAGTCTAACAATACCATGTATTCATTTGGAAAATTTTCAATAAACCAATCGAGACCTTTCCGATGAGTGTCCCAGCTTTTAAACATTTCAGAACCCATAATGACATCATACACAGCGACAGCGAAAGCGGGCAAGATGCACGACCCACCGCCAAACCTATTTTCCACCTTTTCCATCACGGTTGGGTCTTCAGGCAGTTCAACCGCGAAAGGCAATTTATATTCTTTGTCTTTGTACGTAATTGTTTTAGTCATGTTTCTCCTTTGTTATCTTTCTTCATTGTCTTATCATATCCCATCTATAAGTCAAATGAAAAAACCAAAAGCTTCACGCAATGTGCGCTGCCAGCAGCAACAGGATCCCCAGTGCTGGAAACAGAACTCCCGGGTATACGAGACCGAGCAATAAGAGAAACGCGATCACGCTGCAGCTCCTGCGCGCTCATGAATAATTTTCGAAGCCACTACTTCCACAGCCCACCAAGCGAGGTCATTCTTTACCTGGGCCATCGATCCAGCTTCAAGTGCCACACGGTGCAAAAGATCCATTGTCTTGAGCCCCTCCTGCTGCGCAGCTTCATAGAGCTCATCCCAGATCTCCTTCTCATGTTCATCATGAAACGCAGTCGTCTCTGTATAATAAATCAATCCGCTGATGCCTCCGCTGCATCCGTGAAGAACTATGTCTTCTATTCTTACTACGTCATCTTTCTCCTTTTCGAGAATCCAATCTTTTATTGTTTGCATATACATCCTTTGTTCGTTGTTACCTGTTAACGGACCGCACTGAAGTTTACGGTTTTCACCTACCTTCTAACGTACGGCCCAGTCGTATACATAAGATCAGATGGGAGATAAGTCAAGCAAAAAGTTCAGGTACACATTCGTACCGAAAGCTCTGGCTGCAGCTCGTGATGCTTTAATGTAGTTTGTCATTACCTTTATCCTTTCCTGAAACGAGAGCTTCCCACCAGATGTACCAGCTCCTGAAGACTGAGCTGCAGGATGCACATTCATTACCGATCCGTTGAACGAGAACGAGGATTCTTGAACGAGATCACGCTGCCAGGAGATCCTGAAGGGGGGCTGAACACAAACAAAAAGGAAAAAGTTCGCCCCCGAGAACGAGGATAAACGAGAATTACTCCCTT